ACGTAATCGTCAGCGCCAAGGAGCAGGGACTTCACAGCGGCCCGCCCTTTTGCCCGGCGACGTTGAAGCCGAGGAGCTTGAGCTGGGCCGTGCGTGTTTCGACGCGGTAGAGCAGGGAGTGTGCGAAACCTTCCGGGGCGCTGACACTGACCCAGCCCGACGACATGGTGAAATCGCCGGCCCAATAAGCGTCGTCCCAGCTGTCGACGTCCCAGAGAGCACCGGCAGGCGGATTGACCGCGGCAGCACCGAAGACCCCGGCCATGGCGAAGTCCACATCGACACCGAGGGCGCCGTTGACGGCCGTCGTGGTCTGCAGTGACGGGGAAATGAGCTTGACGTGCTTGCGATCCCCACGAGTACCGAAGTAATTGTAGGCGAGCTGGAGCCGGCCGCGAATTGCTGCGGACCAGTCGTCGACGCCGGCCCAGAGCTGCGACACACCGATCAGCGATGCCGCGTACAGCCGGCGCTCGAACAGAGCCATGCCCTGCACGCCCCAGCCGACAAAGCGCGACCACGCCCCGGTCTGCGTGTTCATGACGTATTGCTCAGAGTAGCTGTTGGTCACGGGGATGTTCACAAGCAGGGCCTGCTCCCCGGGGTAGGCGATGACCTGCCAGTGGGCATTTGTGCGATGGGCAGCGACCGCTGTGGCAAAGGCTCGATTGATCTTGTCGGTCAAGGCGAGCTCGGAGGTGATCTGCCCCTTTTCGGACAAGATCTGGCTCAGACGGAACAGCCCGAGTTCGCAGAGCAGGAGCAGATCTCCGCCGAGGCGGGCAAGGCAGCGATGACCGCCGACAGGGGCTGCGACCGGGAACACACCGACCTTGGTGAAGTTCGAAGCATCCGATGGGTCATACCCGCGGTAGATCGCCAGCTCCCCCTCGCTGCTGACAAACACAGTGTAGTCATCCTGACCGGCACCGGGGTCGGAAGACCAGCTCCCGATTGCTGCGAGGTGCCCACCGTCGGAGAAAACCTGGCCGAGGGGGAACTCGACAAGCGCCCCGCCGATCTGCGCGACCGGGAGGTAGTACGCGGAGGAGCTGCCCGCACGGGTGAACCAGAGCCGGCGGTGCAGAGCGACGACGGAGGTCAGCTCGGTTGTCGGCACGCCCGTGATACTGATGGCGCCGACGCCGGTGATGCTTGCCCAGGTCGTGCCGTCGAATTGCAGCAGAGCGTCTTCCCCGTTCACGGCGATCAGGTAAGCTCCACCGAGAACTGCGAAATTCGTCCAGGAAAAATTCGAAGACGTGACCGCCATTACAGCGGCTCCGGCAGTTCCCGCCGCCGATGCTTCATAGATCCCTTCCTGCGTCGCCGCGAAGAGCTTCGAGTCCGCCGGGCCGACCCAGGCCATCAGCCGCTCTGGCGCTTCCCCGAACCCGGTGACATGGGAGCGCGCCCCGCCCCGTAAGTCCACCGAGCCAGGCCGGGGGTACCAATTCTCCAGCACCACTGCGTCCGCCGGCCGCATCCGGTCAAGTGGATCTCGCGTGTTCCAACCACCTGTCGGGGCGGTCAGAAAGTCCGAAAGGGCCTTGCGAAGGCCCCGAGCAGCGCGGCGAACGGCGGGTTGACGCATCATGGTGAGATCCAGGTTCCAGACGGCACGACAATCCCAGGACGAGCCGAGGGATACTGACCATCGAGTTGCAGGGGCCGCCCGGCTTCAGAGTTCGCCGCCAGGGACTTGGCCAGGAGCTGATACGCCGCGAACTCTTCCGCGTAGTCGAAACCCTTCTCGGCCTTCCATCGCCAACGCAAGCCGGCGAGCAGGAGCTGGTCTGGCAGCAGGAATGTGTCCCCGTCTTCCGTCGGATATTGCTTCGGAGCGAGGCCGGGAGCCGGGCCAACGACAGCAAAAGAACTCATGTACTCGAAAGCGCAGAGCTGGCCGGCCGCCGGTACAGGGTCAAGTCGAAGCTGCCCGCCAGCGATGCGATACCAGGAAATCGGCCCGGTTTGCGGCTGCGTGCGCAGAGCCTGCGCCTCGGTCGGCGTCAGCGGCCCGGGGACTTCCAGCCCGGTCGTGCGGTTGAAGAAGGTCTTCGGGCGGATGCGGAGAAAACCCAGCGGGGCGATGGAGGACAAGGCCCCCTGGGAAAGGGCCGCGACCGTGGTGAACTGAGCCTCGACGGTCAGCTCTTGAAAGCTGTACGTCGTGACCAGATCGTCGAGGACTTCCTGGAGCAAACCAGCGAGCTGCTGAAACGTCGGCGACGCCTCGACAGAGCTGCTGGTGGGCAGCCCCGTGCGCTTCGCAAAAGCTTGGCAAAGCCCCAAGAGAGTCATCGACATGGTTCACCTCAAGCGGCTCGGGCCTGACGGGGGTTGGCGGCTGCAGCGGACAACGTCGCGAGTTGCGCTTCCATCGCGGCCATACGGGACTTCAGCGCTTCGTTCTCGGCGGCCAGAGCGGCTGCGCGTTCGGCGACTTGGCCCACATTGCCAGAGGCCGCCAGCCACTCGCGGGCACGGCGCTGCAGGTCACGACCACCCATGCCCAGGCGAGCAAGGGATTCTTCGTTCGCGGCGGCGAGATCTTCGATCGTCAGGATGTGCAGATCGAGCAGGTTCTTGCACTGCGACGGCGACAGCACATTCCACTGGCGAACCGACGTGCCACTGACCGGCACTTCTTGGCCCTTCTTCCAGCCCTCGAACTTGCTCTTGAAGGCATCGAGCCAGGTGGCGGGGAATCGACCTTCATCGACTTGACGGGCCAGGTACACGAACCATTCGCTGGCCACGCGCTCGACCCGGTCTTTCGAGCCGGCAGGGGTGATCAGCGCGTAGTCCACGTCCTTGGTGACGTAGTGGCCGGCTTCGATGGAGGCTTGACGGTCTTCTTCCGGACGAGTCTCGAAGGACACGAACGGCGGACGTTCTTGCATGATTTCAGGCATTTCGCACTTCCCAGGTAAAAGTCATCCCCAAAAAACCCCAGGAGCCGAAGCCCCTGAGGAAACGCCCTGGGGAGGCGGAACGTTTTTTACAGCGGGCTGGTGGTCTTGCGAACCCAGCCGTATTCGCCGGAAGCAAACGCGACGTCGGCCGTGTGACTGCCGGCCGCATCGGTCAGGGCGAAAACCGCGCTGACGGTGCAAGTGCCGGTACCGACGGCTTCGCTGGCCTGGACGTAAACCCAGGTGCGATTGCTGTCGTCGAGTTGCGGGGTGCCGAGGGAAAATTCCTTCGTCGTGGTGCGGCGGGCGAAGTTGACGCCAGCCAAGGGGATCACTGCGGGCATGGTAGCCTCCTTGAAAGTGAGTGGGATGAACCGACCAGATTACCCGGGAGTATTCCGGCCGGTTTTCATCAGGCCTTCTCGACGCCTTGCAGCGAACGGTTGCTGCAGGTCGTGTTGCCCATCCAGAGGATCGGGATCACGGCGGCGTCTTGGTTGATCGGCTTCATCTCTTCCATGACTTCCATGTCGGCGTCGGTGTGGGCCACCAGCTCCATGTAGTCGGTGTTGAGGAAGTACGAGTGGGCATCGGGGATGCCGGAACCGCCGTCGAAGATCACGTCAGCGGTCTTGTACTTCAGCGTCTGGAAGCCGCCCTTGGCCGTCTCGGCGCCGGTGTAGCGCTTGATCGAGAGCTGGCTGGCCTCGTAGGTCGCGAAGCGGTCGTTGGAGCACACGATCAGATCGGGAGCGTCATCGCCGCGGCTGAGGGCCAGCCAGAGGTGCAGCCACTGGTTCTCGATGGTGTCCTTCGAGATGGTGACCGCACTGCCGCCCTGCAGGGGAGCTGCAGCCGACTGCACCTTGTTGCGCCAGAACGACCAGGTGTTGGAGTCGATGCCGCCGACGGTGCCCAGGCCCGTGTCGGCGACCAGCTTCTGCAGACCGTCGATCTGGTTGGCCAGGGTGCCGTCGCTGTAGAGGTCGGCGGAGAAGTTGTTCTTGAAGGTCCGCGTCGCGTTCTTCATCCGGGCCTTGGCCAGGTTGATGATGCGGCTGCCGCCGGAGTTGGTGCGCAGCTCCAGACCGCTGGCGGTCACGCTGATCGCGATCAGCGTG